CGTTTTCCTTGGCCACGATACTTCTTCCGTCCATGGGACGGTTTTGAATGTGATCCATTCCCTTGTCTGGTCTTTTTTGGCCTACTGGCTACAAAATTTTGTTCTGTAATCGATTTGGCCATCAGATCCCGTCAGTCGAAGTTAAGTTCTGATACTTAAGAGCCAGCCCAGTAAACAACCCATATTGAGGATGGCTGATCTGATCACGACCATCCAAGAAGTACAGCTCTTCAAGCCATAGCGTTCTTGCCGCCATAGCCTGTACGTCTTCCGCACCAGGCTTAGCCGCGATCATCGGGTCAGGTCTTTGCATTATTCGACAGGGTCAGGCCAAGCTGTAGCGATATTAGGGTTGGCAATCATCACAATGTTGCCGTCGTCATCTAAATCATTGACAGTTTCCATAAGGGGGTTGCCATCGTCATCGACGAGGCCGTTGCCATCGACATCTCTGCGCTGCTGCTCTTTTGTTCTGACGAGCTGTGCCGATCCAAACAACAGCTCTTTTAACGCTGCAACATCAGAGCAAGCGTCAATCTCAGCCTGGCGCGTATTGCAGGCTGTACGCACTGCAGCCCGATAGGTCTGCCATTTAGTTGGATAGGCAGTCTTTGCAGCACTAAAGCTGCTGTTGACCTCCAGTTCTTTGACGACACGCCAATCAGAAGGGGCAAGCAAGCTGGCAGCGATCTCGTTCTGGATACCTTTCCACAAGGTCTTTAGGCCAGTCTGCGTATAGCCAAGCTCATTGCCATCTTGGTCAACAGCAGGCTCATCATTCAACTGCTTGGGATTCGACGGCCCCCAATAGAAACGTTGGTCATAAGACACATCAGTGGGAGCCTCCCAAGTAATACCCAGCAACTCACGTTCACGCTGAGTGCTCAAGCGCAACCAGTTCGCAGGACGCTGCACACCCGTGGAATCCGTGAATGCACGATCAAGTTGCAGAGTTTTGCCGTCAAGCTTGTAAGGCATGAGTCTGGGGCGATAAAACGATGTTACCGCGCACGGGCGGTGTTAGTAATGTTCCAGATCATCGGGCTCTCGCGTGTTTCAGGGGATGCTCAGCAAATGCGGCGTAGACGTATGTCCCACCAGATGCGTTTGTATTTCCACCGGCTCCCCTGAGCTTGAATCCATTGGAGATTAAATCAACTTTGTTGGTGGTTGTAGTTGCTTCATTGTCAGCAAGATTCGGGAACAAAAGCTTGTCTGCCGCATTAAATGTATTTCTTGCATTATCTAATATCGTCCAATTCCCTCCCGACCCATCAATTCGTCTCGCCATAATCCACGCAGGACGCATTCCGGTGAATATGAACGGGGCTGAGTTGTCAGAAGTTCCCGTACCGGTGTACGAACCAAACGCGCTATAGCCCTCGACAGGTGCCCAAGACAGAGCCACATAATTATCACCGTTTGCGTTCACCCAGTTTCCCGTACCCTCGCCATTGATCTTAAAAGTGGAGTTGGTAGGATTCCAGATGTTGTCATTAGTAAAATTATTTCCTCCAGCGGTTGAATCAAGCTGAAGCATGTAATACTCAGCAGATCCATCTAGCGTTGTTCCAGTAGTTCCAGCCGAAGTATGCAAAACAGCCCAGCTATAGGCATTGCTTCTGTTCTTAATAATTACAAGTGACGGGGCGGCATTTAAGCCCGTCCCAACTGTTGAATTAGCTGTCCCGTTTCCTGTAAAGGTCGCGATTGAAAAGCCATTAGTTTGCGATGCTCTGACAGTTGACTGGATACTGCCGTCAAAGTTAGACGCACCAGCAGTGCTATTTGTGTTCGCCTGTCCGCCCATTCCGCTGTGCGCTGAGCAGTAGTAATACAGGGTTGGCGCACTGGCAGCGACCACAATCGTTGTCTTTGCTCCTGCACTTCCAGGCGTTCCAGTTGCGGTCACACCAGTGGTATACTCAGTGCCGCTACCCCACGTTCCATCAGACGTGGCAGAGAATCGCAAAGGGTGGCCTGAGTTGCTGCTGTCTGACTGGTCAAAGACGTAGGTGCTGCCTTCTTCAAGATCGAGTGTTACTGCGCTAGTTCCATGTCCATCAAAGCGGTATTTGTTGCCGCTATCGCTAACAACCGTGACGGTATAGGTCTTGCTGCTGTTCGCCCCAGCGTCCCAGGTCCACGCGACTACATTGTCTGATGTAGGCCAATCATTACTACCAAGCGTATAACCATTACTATCGAAAGAAGTAACGTAATTAGCATTAGTGCTTTCAGCGTTAGTTGAATTACTGTTGAGAGACTTGTCGGCACCTCTAACTGTGTCCAGCAAGTAATGAGAGACACTACGGTTTCGTGGTTTTTCCCAGATCAAGTCTGGCGAAAAGTTTAAACCAGTAACACTTCCCCCGCTGCTGCCAAAACCGTCTCTAAGTTTGACATCCATCGCCGTCGAACCATCGGCAATCGTTGGGTCGGGAAGATTAGTCGTTACAAGCGGAAGATGGTTTGCAGGTGGCGTGTGCACAAATGGGCGTTGGCCAAAATTGAAAGATCCTTTTTCGCTACTTTTTACTACTCCTCCGGCAAATGTCAACGGGGCGTCACTTGCAAGCGCTGTTGACGCACTACCTTGCGACGCTCCGTTTTTGTAAAAAGTGACAGTTGTATTGTCAATATCAAGAGCTATACCGATGACATCTCCGGCAGTCCAAGAATCACCGTAAGAAGTAGTCGTACCGTTAATGCTTTTGGTCCCGCTATTAAAATATGCGGCAGAATTACTTAGGTTGTTGAGAGCAACATTGGTGGCAGAAGCGCCAGTATTGGCAACGTTTAATGAAACAACACCGATAAGTTGCCCGGGGCTTGCTGTGCTTGCAGTGCAGGTATATTCTGCATAATACTTCCCAGATTTTGCTCCAATCGTGGCACGCACGTTGCCCCATGCATTGCTTGACGAGCTGTTGCCAATGTCAAGATTTCCGTTGCTTAGAGTGCCGCTGCCTGCATGATCAAGCGGATTTAATACCGCATAGTTCCCGCCTGGATTCCCCGAATCAACGGAGTAATCCATCGGCGTGTCGATCAGGCTGTCATTGCCTTCAGGGCTGCCATCTATCAAGGCAACTCCATCAACAAGAACTCTTGAAAGATAAGTTCGACCGCTTGAAACCTTACCAACTTTAATGTTAGTAAGAGTTCCCGATACATTTGAAAAAGTTTTTGTGGTTGTTCCAGCCGCACCTTGGACGGCAGTGTTTGGATCGCCTCCCGAATTGGTAGTAGTTCCGTCTACAGTAATACTGCAATTTGGCGTAATATAACCTTGTTCACCTTGTATTTCTACTGAACTTGTAACTGTAACCCCTGGGCTAAAGTCTAGATTAAGAACAACTTCAGTCGCTGATGTGCGCGTAGATGTTGACTGTGAGCCATCGAAAGCGTTGCTTGCCACATAGCTGGCGTTACTATCGAGTGTAGTGGTTATGCCTTCACTAAAGGGTTGACCACCGATTGATAGGTTATTAACATCCCAGGTATTGCTGTTGCCGCTGCTATCCGTTCCAAGCGCATCTTTGTTGCTGTTATCCGCAAAAGTTAATCTAAATCCATTCGTTCCATAACCACCTTTAGTTACATACTGTCCAGTCGCCCAAGAAGTGCCGTTCAAAGACAAAGTATTGTTTGCTGTATCACGCGCCGTAACCTTGTCGCCATTGCTTACTACTGTGTCAACAGGAAACTGACTAAGGTTCGTTCCATCAGTCAGTGTTACCTGCTTGCCATATGCTTGGCCTGTAATTAACTTGCTGCCATCAACGGTAACGCCACATAGCTGACTGTCATTAGCATCTTGGCAATCAACAGTAAAACCAACAACGTTGGACTTTTGTCCAACACTAACTGTGCAAGTATCGCCAGGGCCATTTCTTGGAGATGTGCTGTTATTTAAAACTGTCTGAGTTGTACCATCGCTGAATTCAAAAATAACCGTGTAGTTGCTGTTTTCGTTGTTAGAGCCTGTATAAACAACAAAGTTGCCGCTCTGTGCCGGTGACAAAGTAACGTCTAGAACACCGCCATTGGTCTTTCTATCAAAAGTGCCTTCAGTAATGCTTCCAGAGCCAAATGCGTTTGCAGTTCCAGCGTCTGTCGTGAAACTGGTGTTTAATGAAGTGACGCTCGTAATTGCGCTGGTTGAGTATTGAGTGCTAGGTGTAAACTGTTTCGGCTGCCAGACTCCGTTGCTATCTGGCTGTCCAAAATCAGTCGCGGCAAGTTGCTGACCGTCAATCATATGCCACTCAGCTAAATAACCATTACAGCTATTGCCAAGAACAGAGTTGTTTGGGCTGGTATGGTTGAAATAGGTTTCGTAATCTTGATCAGGCCACCCTGAAGATTGTGGCGTCAATGTCTCTTGAACGCCATTTATATATAGTTTTACGCGGTTTGAATCTGTAGCCTGACTGGTATCGACCGCCAAAACTATATGCATCCACGCGCCAAAGTCACGAAATTTTCTTGTAGTTCTGACGTCAAAATCAAGCTCACCATTGAATGAATCAAATCCAAACACGTCATCGCTTCTAAATAGAAACATCGTGTAGGGGTCGCTACCTTGCTTATAAAGATCGTCTCTGCCAGACTCAGATCTTTTTACCCAAAAACTAAACGTAAACGTTCTTCTGTTGCTACTGGTAGAAACGGTGCGGGTAAGCGAAGGTGTATCACCGTCGTTAAACCGCAAACTGCGGTCAATTTGAAACGCCGCAGCCGCAGCATCACCAGCCGCAGTTGCAAGCAGCGGGGAAGAAAGGTTGCCGGGAACTGTCATCAGGAAGCTGCCTTAACGTCCAGGTGTGCTGTGATCATAATCTTCTCATCAGCCATTACTGCATAGGCCAGAATTGAAACAGCACTTGCAGTGTCAGTCACGGTTGGCGTACTTCCTCCAACAAAGCGATAATTTGATCCATAGCTGAGTGTTCTACCCCCAGTGCTGTCTTGATGGATCTCGATAAATCCCGTTTGGCCTTCAACCACATTTGAGGGGTTACCTAAGGTTCTATCCCCGCCTAAGACTACTTTGAAGTTGTTGTTGTCATCCATGTCTACGGCAATCGTTGCCGCATCGGTCAGCGTTGTAATCGCTCCACGTACCCCGCCCGTAACCACCTGACCATTGGTGGTTTCAGTGGCAAGCAAGAAAGAAGCAAAGCCAAGGTTGCCGCTTGCGTCAGTCTTCAGCGCCTGATTTGCCGTTCCATCAGCAGAAGGCAACGTGAAGGTTGTGTTACTGGAAACAGTGGCAGGGGCTTGGAGCGCGATGTAGTTGCTGCTATCCGAATCAGCAAAACGCACATCAGACTGCGCGTTCAGCGTAATGTCACCTGTGAAGGTCGCACCAGACAAGCCAGCTAGGCCAAAGTTGGTCGCTGCCGTTCCAAGAGTGATAAAGCCGTCATTAGCGGCATTGCGGATCTTCAGCGTTGCCGGTGTCGTGCTGGTGTCCAGAAACACCATGTGAGCGACTAGGTTGCTCGGTGCTGTTGATCCGCTGTTGAGCGTCTGGATCGCTCCAAGGATCGAGTTCAGCTCAGTACGGAAGTTCGCGCCTGACTGGTTAGCGAGTGAATAGTCAGTTGCTTGTGCCATCAGGTGATCTCCTTGCCGTGGCCAACGGCTTGATAATCGAAGTTCCTATCCACGATTGTACCGCCGGAATCTTTAAACGTAATGGTGAAGCCCGTCCTGCTGACACTGCTCAACTCGAAAAAGTCGCCCGTTGCCATGTTGGTCGCCGTAATCGTGATGCTCGGCGTGCTGTAAAACGCAGACGGGAACGTGATCGCTTTGGCCGCAGTGCCGCTGCTGATGTCACGTTGCTGCTCAGTCCGGCGTTGCAGGCTGACCGTCACACCAAGGCTCTGCACAACGGGGTCCTGTGAATCGTTGTCAGTCTCCATCTCAACCTTGAACTGGAAACCGCGCCCGCGCTTAGTCGAGTTAGCAAACGGTTCCCAGGTGCCATAGGTCGGAGAGCCGCTGGGATCATCGTTGGTGGAACGTGAATACAGCTCAGCGTTGGTCTCCGATAGATCGTCAGCATCGATGTCGTTCCAAGTGTCGATGTTGTCTGTCCGTGAATCCCAGAAATCGTCAGGGTTGATTGATGTAATCCGCAGGTTGGCTAGCAGCTCAACGTCATAGACAGCACCCATGTCGAGCGTGTTGGCAAAGATGTAGTTGCCAACAGACACCACATCGCCAAAGAAGTCGATGTTGGTAACGCTGTCAAAATCCGTGATGTCATCGATCTGCCCATCAGCCTCCAGTGTGATGCCACCCTCGTCAACGCTGTTAAAAGACTGCGAGAACGTGCCGGGAAAGTTGGGGCTTTCAGTAAACGTCTGAACGACCTCAAGATCCTGCGGCTCCGGCAGATCAATTAAGACCTTGGGAATTCCTGTCAACGGCGCATAGTTGCCAACCGAGTCTTTGGCGCGAACAAGATAATGTCCCTCAAGCAGCGGCACGATTTTGCGTGTCGTACTTCCGTTTACAGCCGGAACAATCTTTTCCGACTGCGCCCACTTAATGTCTCCCGTTGTCCGCGGGTTGTGGCGAATCTCGATGGTGCCGCCAATCTTCACATCAAGATCGACTGCTTGTGGCCAGTGCAGCTCAGCAGTGTGCTGATCAATCGGCGTGATATTTAGGCTTGCGATATTGCTTGGCGGGGCACTCTTGCCAACTGCCTCGATTGTTGCGGTAGTGGTCGAAGATCGACGCTTGCCGCTTTGCTTTAAGTCAAACCCATAACCAATCGCAGTGACTGAAACGCTATACGTTCCAACCTTAGAATTTAGGATCTGGAATCCAGTGGACGAAACAACTGCGCGCTCAAAATTATCATCACCAAGTTTGTACTCAATTTCATACTCCATGGCGCGTGCTGCTTGCTGCCAGTTCACGTCAATACGTTGCAGAAGCTTGTCGCCAACCTCATAAAGAATTTCATTCAGCACTAAGTTGGTAACAGGGTCAGGCTTCTCTCCAAGCTGCGTAATATCACGTGGCGCAAAAGTGTAATCCTCTTCAACAACGCTGTACTTGTCGCGCTCATGCGCTAGAGCAGTGATTGCGTATGTTGACTCATTTTCCTCGACAGTAAGAACACGGAAAAGCTGCAGGCCAACGCCTCCATATCCAATGCCAAACGTTGAACCTTTAACAGGCGCTTTGCGCAACGCTGAAGGCGGTGTAATTGTGTTTCCTGTAATCGTGCAGCCGCCCACGACGTCAGTATTGACAATCTCAACACCTGTCCTTGGGTCAGCCTCTCCTGTGGGCGTGACGATGTTAAGGGTGAATGAACTGGGTGCCGACTGACCAAACAAATCAACATCGCTCCGGTCAATTTTGATCGATGTCGTCGTCGATCCATCAATTATGCGGCCGCCATGAACCACGCCTGCCCTTACAGGGTCAGCAATCTTGATAAAGTCACCAGGGCGGACAACGATGCCCGCAGCCATATCAGTCTCAAACGAGCAAACTTCTGTTTCGTTATGCGCTGTGTAAAGGAACCAAGTGCCGAGTCGGTGCGCTTGCATCCTGCTTGTGCAAGCAAAAGCGGTGATGTTTTTCTTGTTGTAGCCGTATTTCTGAAGCGGCTTAAATGTTGTGCTGCTTAACTCAACAAGTTCCTGCGCGAAAGTCCGTAAGTTGTTATCAAAGTATTTAACGGAGACACAGGTTGGTCTGCCTTTTAGACTTGAGCCTGAATAACTAAAGCCTGCCTCTGTGACGTTGGTTTGGTTAAACGTATAGGCAAAATCTTCCGGTCGGTCTTGCGCAAGAGTCAAACCGCCAGATTCCCAATATGACATCGCTCTAAATACAGAGCACATTTCCTGAATCAACTTGTAGGCGTCTTCCTGTGTTTGCAGAAGCACGTTGCAAGCAAATCGCGGCTCAGTGCCGCCCTTGCCATCGCCAACCTGCTCGCCGCAATATGCACTTGCCTGCTGGAAGCTGTAAACGTCAAGATTGCTTGGTACGTCTGATGCGCCTTCAAAATTTCCAGCCTTATCTAACTCAAGCTCTGCAGGGGTCAAAATCTGCGAACCCATGCCGTACCGAGTACTGGTCAGCAGATCAAACAAGATCCAAGCAGGATCATTTGTCCATTCTCTTGCCGCCTTGAAAGTGCCGTTGAAAGGCGTATTGGAATCGTAACTCAGCGAACCATCAGAACGCACAGTTGCGTTGTGAGGGATGCGGACCTTTATGCCGCGAATCTTGTAGCTACGAGTAGGAACACTTGGAAACTGTTTTGCGTCAATCTTGAAGCCAGTAACTGCGCTATTTGGAAAGCGAGTTTTCTCTAAAACCTTTTCGGTGTAGTCGTACCAAATGAAATCATCTTGCAAGGTACGCCCCTCTGGCCTGACATACCTTGCGTGAGTTCTAGTAATCCGAATGTCAATCGGAAACGCTCCATTAGGATCAAATGTAACAACCTGCTTTTCTTGATATAAACCTCTGCTAACCCCTGAAATAGTGTGCTCTTCTCCAACTTGCGTGAAGCTTCCTCCGCTATATTTAATTTCAATTTTGTATTGAATTTTTGCGCCTTCAATGTCGCCATCAGGCTTAGCAAAAAAGAGTGATGGCGTCCCAACAGTAATTCTTACTTGGTCAACGTCAGTGTCGGTGATTTGTCTAGTTACAGGAGTTCCGTCACCTGTAACGATTCCATAATCGTCTGGGGCTGACTGGGCTTTCCTTCCTACCTCGACGCCAACATTAACTAGCCTTTGGTTTGCGTTTCCTACTTCATCTAGGTGAGCCTGGTCCTGCGTTCCAGTGCGTGAGGCAAACGTTGCAGTACGGACATCAAAATTGAAAAGTCCATCGAACGCTGAATCTGTAAGCGTTGAGTTAGCACTTACGCTTGCCTCAGATCCAAGTACAGGGGTGTTGTTAAAGAAAGTGTCCTTTAGGGCAGCAACGTCATAGCCCGTAGTTCCTGGCGTTAGGCCAGCATCAAGAGCCTGCGGAAATCCTTCAATCGGGCCTTCTGAAAGCAGGTCAATGACCCGAAATACCTGTTTGGAATCAATCGACTCGTTCTCTGCCATGATCAGATTTCTCCTTCTACGTTAAGGCCGGCTGAAATCACAACACTGCCCACGATCACTTCACCGTAGGCGACTGGGACAGGAACGCCTTCCCTTGAAGTGTTTTGCACCCCTGAAAAGCTGAAGTTGTTGGGATCGTTTCGCGGATCACCATCTAGGCCAGGAAGTTCAGGCGTTGGCGAAAGCAATGACGCCGTTCCGCCGAGAACCAAAGCAAGGCCGATATTGCCTGCAGCCGCTGCAGCAGTAAAACCTAAACCAGTTCCTGCGGCAGTAAATCCAGTCAACCCTAAGGTTGCCCCGCCCGTAAATATGGCAGTGCCTATCAATGCAGCACCTAGCAAAATCGAGCCAAACCCTCGTCTGTCGCCTCCTGCACCAGTTACAACCGGGATGATGCTGACAACCTCGCTAGAGCCAACCGGATAATGCAACTGCTCAGGAGAATCCGCTAGCTGTAAGTCATGACGACCAACAGCAACCTTGTAGTAACCGTCCCGCATCAACCCGCGCAACTCAGGAAAGTTGCAGATCAAAAATCGGACTGCTTCTGCTGGCGTGCGAATCAACGCCTCAAAAGTGCTCTGGCCGAGATGCTCTGCCAAGTGCCCGTAAACCTTGACTTTGCTGAGCATCTGCCGTCAGCCGCTATACCTAACGATTCTACCTGTGACTTTCTGCCAATACCCGTCCCAGTAATCGCGAGACGACAGCCTGTTCTGCAGTTGATGCAGCATCTTGCCTTCCCCGATGTAGACGGCTACGTGGTTCAAGCCGGGTGATCCGTTAAGGCTCATCAGCATCGCATCACCTTTTTCTGGCTCTTTACTGCCTGTATCCATAAAGCCCGTTTCACCAAAACACCGCTCAAACAAGGGAAGCTGACGGAATGCCTCAGAGCTTTCAGGTCGTTGCCAATCCCGAAGCTTGATGCCCATCTCTCGACGGTAGTAATCCCGAACCAATGTCCAGCAGTCGGACACGCCCCAAACCCATTCACGGCCAACCAGCGGGGCCTCGTAACCACATGGCTGGATGTGACACCAGTTGCCATCCAGCAAGCTGACGATGTGCCAAGGCAGGCCAAACTGCTCGCACGCCATCTTGTCCGCTTCGCTTGGAACAGCAGGGCTACTCGGGTGACTGTGAACTACTGACAAAATTGTTCCGGCATCCTCAGCAGCGGCATAGTCAAGCGGGTCAAGAATAAAAAAATCGTCCTCAGTCGAAATGTTTTTGCAGGGCCAATAACGCTTGCGGCCTTTGACGACGACAACAAGACCACAAGCCTCACGCGGGGCTTCTGCTGCAGCGTGCTCAGCCGCTGCCTCTTGCCAAGCTTCAATCAAAAGTTGTTACCCAAAGCAGGGAATGAACCAAACGGAAGGCCGCCGCTTGCGTCTCCATTTAGAAACCGCATTCTGCAGTCAGTAACTCGCTTGCCACATTGACCTGAAATGGTGACTGACGGGGTGCCGGTTTGTGTTGTGATTTTTGGCTCTTCTGAGCTTCCGCCAAAACCAATCCAAGTAGTAAAAGATGAATCAGTTTTCTCAATTTTTAAACGCCCAGTGTCTTCTAGGACAAGACGCATAGAATCTCGCCAGTGAGTGCTTTCAATGGTGTAGTAAGCCCCAGCTTCCGTCAAAGTACCCTCAGTGGGATGGTTGGCACGAAACGGATTGTTAGCGCTGAGTGTCAGCTTGGCAACATAGTCATACTTATGACGCCACAAGCCCACATAACTGTTGATCGTAATTGAGTCGATTTGATTCCAGCCAAAGCCTGTATGTCCAGAATTATTGTCAAAATAACGATTTGTACCCAATCCAACAGATGTCAAGTTAAACGTGATATTCACACTGCGAAAATCCCCTGACAGTGGATCTGTGTCCTCAAAGTTTTTTGTTGCTGTAGTGGTTTGCCCTTCCGCTGTAGGGCTGCTGCCGACTAGCTCCCAAGTAAATCCACCAGAACGTCCCTTTTGCACATCATCAGGCCACCATTGATTTACGCCATCAATAGTGAGCCTGTTCAACGCAGTCAAAGCGCCAAGGCGAAATGAGTTTGAAACCCAAATGACAGACCCGTTTTGATAATCGTCTCGTGCTAAATCTTTGTTGTAAACAACCAAGTTGCCGTCACTGTTCAGCCGCAGCTCATAGCCGTTTGAATTTGGTCCAGGGCCGTTAGCGGTTTGCCAAACAGTAACGCCATCTTTTCGCAAAAGATTTGCTCTACCACTGCTGTCAATGGTCAGCTTGTACCAGCCATTGCTGGAGACAAGCTCGTCACCATCAGCAGAATTTAATGAACTGCTAGAGCCAAGTGTATTGTTCGAGCTGTAAGTGAAATTTGGCGCAGCCACCACAGTGACTTGCTCGCCGCCAACAGTGAACTCATCTGGTCCGCTGTAGCCGCATTCCTTGCTCTTGTATTCCCACTGGCAAAGGTTCTGCATTGCCAGACGACGCGGCGTCTTAATGTTTGTAAGGTCTAGAGCAGACGACAGCTCAAATTCAACAAAGTCTCGGTTTTCAATTACTTTGCGGTCAATGTAGTAAACCTCTTGCGGAAGTTGAGCATTTACTGAGTCGTCTGGGTTCCCATAAGGATTAACGTTGTTTTCCCAGTTATCGCTATCAAGAAACCTGCTAAGAGTTCGGATGCGCGTAACCTTAGCGCCGTTCAAGTCGTTGCCTGGTGTCACTTGGTTGATGCTCAACAGCAAGCCTGTGATCTCACTGCGCAGGTTGGCAATCCTTATAGTCGGACGAGGCAAAGAACCATCACCCTTGTACTCAAAACCACTTGCCTCAATAGGCAAAGGCAAATAAGTCTGCCCTTGGTACCTAACTGAATACTCCCCTATTGGATCTTCACCAGAGCCGGGCTCGGTTGTTTTGCGGTTTCTGCCAGCGTGAAAATAATACTTTCCGCTGTCGTTGTGCAGCTCTTCAAACAACTGCAGTTGGAACAGCTCAATAATTGCAAACGGTCCAGAGCTAAGCAGCTCATCAAAAGCGTAATAGCTCATGGCTCAATGACTTGCTGGAACGTTGCAGAAATCTCCGCCCTACCCGGAAGGTTAATCGTCTTGTTCCATTCCTGGCAGATCCATTTATATGTCGCAGTGTCGTCCGGCGGAGACCAGTCAAAGTGCTCCGCACCACCCCGTGCTTCTAAGAACGCTTCAATTACATCAGCGTCCGTCTCACTAACATCAAAACGCAGGCTCCAGGTCTTCAGGTCAGTATTTAGCCCAAAACGAAGCCTCTGCGAATAACCATCCCCAAACTGAACGTTCCGCACAGAGGGCTGGCTGACCTTGCTAGCGCCAACCAATGGGTCGTAAGAAGGAAAGGTAGCCATCAGCGGGTAAGGAGACCTCCAGGCCGTTTCTGTTTAATCAATTCTGCCTGAACTGCCGCTCCAATCAAACGGCCAAGCTGACCAGCCTGTGTATCGTCGCCTTGAGCTGCAGTGCCCTTAGCGTCAACATTGACAACCACATTGGTGGTGCCGCCCATTGCATGATTTGGAACGATGGTCCCGCTAGTCCGCGGGACGAACAACTCAGGACCACGTTCACCAACGATTGAAGGCTTGCCAACCGGGGGACGACCGCCATTGGCAAAACCAACAAGGTTGGAAAATATTCCCGCTCCCGTGCTCTTCAGCGCAGTGTTGATGCCTAGTGTCAACAACTGGTTAGCAAGATTACGGAGCGTGTTGCTGGCAACTTCCGCCAGGCTTTTTGTTCCATCAACAGCAGCCTGGATTGATCCGACCACCCCATCTCGAATTGTTGCGCCAAGCTGGTCGTAAATGCTTTGTAGCTGCCTAGCAGCCTCTTCTTCGGCTCTACGTCGCTTTTCAGCTGCATCCGCAAGCGCCTTTTCTTGCTCTTTTCTGGTCTCCGTAATATTCGTAATCAGGAATGTTGTATCAAGCTCTTCCTTGATCGCGTCTCTTTTCTCTTTGGAGAGAAGGTTTAACTCGCGATCAACTTTTTCTTTTTGAATTACTAGCTGTATTGACCTTTTCTCTTGTGCTGTCATTGCCTCGGCTAGACGACTTCTGTCTTTAGCTAGCTGCAATAACCGAGCCGCTTTTGCTTCCTGCTGCTCTTGCGGCCTTGCTGCTGCCGCCGCTGCTCTTTTTTGCTCAGGAGTCTGCACCCCTGCTGCTACCGATTTAATCTCTTGCAGCAAAGGCACCTTAAGCTCGCGCTCAAAGCTAGAAGCAATTCCTGTTGCAAATGCACGAGCCTGTTCTGCTGTCTGAAATCCTTCACCGCCAAGCGCCCTAGACCTTGCACTAAACCCTGACAGGGCGCGAGAAGAAGCTGTGGTTAGCTCTCCCTTACTGGTCTGAAAACTGGTTCCTAAAATCTCTTGGGCCAGCTTCTCGCGACCAGTTAAACCTGTTTTCCCAAGAAACGCACCAACATCAGCTTGTTCCCCTGCAAACTTGGCCAAGCTCTCCAGTAGCGGGCCAGCTACTTTGGCAATATTGGCTAAAACTTGAGTAAAAATAGTGCTTAGAGCATTGCCCAAAGTTGTTGCGCTATCTCCGAAATCTTTTAAAGCCTGTACTCCATCTTTGCCGATCTTTGTCTCTAAAAGCGCTGTCGCAAGACGAGCTGCTTCTGTTGCGCTGCCATACTTCTCGATCTTCTCCAAAAACTGTGCGGTTTCCGTTCCAGCAACACCTGCTGCTGTAGAAACTGCTTCTAGGTCGAACGTCAGTGGATCTAACGCATTTCCAAGATCTGCTGCTGCGCGACCGATCGCTTCAAATTGACCAACAATTACCTGACCGGCAATGCCTCCGGCAAATCCACCAACCGCTCCACCGGCAAGGCCACCAAGCGCCTGAGCAGGACCGCCGCCAAATAACAGTGGAAATCCACCGCCAAGAATTGCTTGACTGACACGGCCACCACCGCCGCCTAAACCTCCACCGCCTCTTGGTCTGCTCGCTTGAGCAGCTTTAGCGGAAGATCGACGTAGCTTGCCTTCTTGCTCCAGCAAACTGTTCAGCTGACGTTGGTCAGCAATTTGCGTTTTTAAAAGATTGTTTTGCTTTTTAAGTTGCTGAGAATACCTATCAGTCTTTGATTCTTTTAGCTTGTTAGATTGTTGAACAATTTTATTTAGCTTCTTGACCGATTTGGCAAGCTTATCAACGCTTTGAAGGCCCTTTGCGATGACCTCAATATTGGCTCTATAGGTGGATGCCACGACGGTCGCGCAAAGCCTTTGTCAAATCAGTCTACCTGCGCCGCCGTGCCTTAGCTAATTCAGCCTCTTGATCCTCGTTCAAAACCTGGAAATACGCGCTCCAGCCCAATACTTCCTCTGGTGTCATCGTCGCCTTAAGCTCCGACAAACTCATGCCAAGCTCCTTGGCGACACCAAACTGCAGCATCAACCAATTATCCCTCCGAAGCTCGGCGCTCAGGATTTTGGGTCGATTACCTCTTCTTCGTCGTCAGTCAAAATCGCCAGCATCAAAGTCTGCAGGTCTTTGTCCTTGACTTCGTTCTTGAGAACGTCAATCTCGCCAGCAAGAAACAACGCTTGGCCAGCATCGTCCTGTGCCTTAGTGATCAGCAGCTGAAGCGCAAACGCATTGGCATCATCCGATCCAGCACGCTTTTGAGCTTTCTCGCGCTCTGCCATTGTCAGTGGCGTCACCCACATCTCAAACTCGGTGCCGTCTGAAAGCTCAACCGTCTTCTTAACTGCTTCTAGGTTGGCGGCTTTCTTTAGGCGATCAATGGCGCGAAGTGCCATGAATATCTGATTGATTGTGCTACTACATTAGCATTAAAAAAGCCCCCGACAAATGCCAGGGGCCTTATCGCTAGTCCTTGATCAGCTCTTATCGAAGTCGAAGGTAGGAGCAGCAGTCGGACGGAAGCTCACCGACACAGTTTGAGCATCATCAGGGGTAACAGAAAAGCTTGCAGAAGTCAGCACAGCTTCCATCTCGATGGAACGGCTCTTGGTGTCGTCCGGCGTACCAGAAGACAGCACCGTGTCCATGTAAAGCTTGAAGGTTGCACCAGCTTGCTTGCGCTGGGTCACGTCTTCAATCAGACGGCTTGCAATCGTGGTGTCATCATCAGTGAAGTACACCTCAGCAGAACCGGAACCATCCGCAAAACCAGAGATGAAGGTGCGGAACGGGGCAACCTGACCAAGCGTTCCACCGATGCTGGTTACGTCGATCTCTTCGCGGGTGATCTCAAAAGACCAAGAACGGACGTTTGCGACTGATTGAAACTCGCTGAACTTAATGGTGAAGTCGCTGGTGCCGTCAGTGCCGTCATTGGTCAGAGCCAGTTCAGTACCACCTGAAGTTGCACTGAAAGTGGCTACACCAGTGGATGCGGTATAAGTCTTGATGAAGACATCAGTGCCTGCGGTCAGACCAGCAGGCAAGGTGCCACCACCAGCAGCAAATACAACCTTGTCGTTAACCTGAAAGTTCAGGTAAGCGCCAACATTGATGGTGTTGCTGGCATTAGTGACATCAGCAGCCTTGAAAGTGCCGGAAGTGCCAGCTGGCTTGTAATAGAGGGCTCCAGAGGTGCCCGAAAGGACGGTAGCCATTCGTAAAACGGAGAATGGTGGACTTTACGGGCGGAACCCGGACATATACAGCTTAGCGCGTAGACAACAAAACTTCTAACCGTGATCTTCTGCCGTAAAAGGCGCATCAATCCTGCCTACAAAAAGTGGAGGGTCCTCAGTGCTTGAAAAAGTTGGCCCGTTTACGGCACCGGGACGAAAATAAATACCGGTGTCTGCCCGTGTCGAAGCCGCTAACCCCAATAATGTAGTAACCGCAGTATCCAAAAGAGTTTGATTTCGAGCAGGGCCTTTGCCTTTTTCCGTGTAAACGCGTATCACAATACTGCCCCGTACATTATCTAAATTGCTTGTCAATGTTTGCTCTGTTGTAAGACCAAAAGAGACATTAACTACTACATATTCTGTTGTTGCGTTTGCGGGTGAAGCAGTAATATTGTCGAAAAATACTGGAACAGCAGGACTTAACGCCCCAAATGCCGTCTGAATTGGGCCCTCGACTGCAGCTCGGATCTGCTGGTATCTCATCGGTTAGCCCTCCGAATCTCTTCGTCCATATACAGCTTAATTGCTTTATCCAAGCGACCTCCATTTACATAATCTGAATACCAATTCAACTCAGCGGTAGACCTTGCACCACCCGCGCCTGTGACATCTCCACGCTTGCCGGGGACAGGACGAGAACCTCTGCTCACAGGCGGTTTTCGCGGATTGCCTTCCCCCTTGAAAATTCCTTCCTTCAGGTCCATCGCATAATCCCTGTAAGGAGCAGTGTTAGTAATGTTGTATTTGACGGATGGCTTGAACTTAAACTGGCTGGCGGTTAACCGAGGCGCCTTTATCCTCTGGGGCGCTCCAGGGTTCTTGGTTCCTCTAGCTGTTTCACTGGAAGAACTGATCTCCCAAGAATTGGCAAACTCACCAGTCCACTGAGGCCCGGCATCTTGCAGCTCTTTGACAATATTCTCGGCACTGCGCTTCATCCCATTCGTAAATGGTGTCAACGCAATCTCTTCCAGGTTTTTTGCAAGGTCGACGAGTGACTTGAAAGCCATTACTGCGGCCTCGCAATGATGATGTGAAGAAGCGGATCCTCACCCCGGTATGTCGTCACATTTAAAATCTTGGCTTCGCGTGTCGCTCCGCCCTGCGTATAACGGATACGGTCAGCCTGAGTCGGGTAGTAATTGTCCAGATCGTCGCCGCTAACTGTAATCCTGAGGTCAGTGCTCTGATAAAGACCCTCAGACTCACGGCTTGATACGTTGCCGATAAAGCCTTTAGTTGTCACCGTTGTGTCCGAACCCGTAGTCGCTCCAGTGCTTGGATCGTAAGTGCGAGGTGTCACAGTCTTGACCAGCGTGATGTCCTGACCAAAGTCAGTCAAGATCTCAAGCGGTATGGACTTGAAAATGTCGTCTACAAGCGCCATTTCAGCCCCTCACCATACGGACCTGATAGCCGCCACTGCCGCCCAAGCAATAAGCGCCAAGGTAAGACTGCAGCCAAGGGTAAATATCAAAAACGTTATTAACGGTTCCCGTAGCTTGACTAGCAGTGTTGTACTTAACTTTGAGATCGCCGAGTTCGACTTCTTCGTATAACCCCTTATCGCCGGTATTCCCTGTAATTGCGTCCGTGTCATTGGCCAGCGCGTTCGCTAGCTCATAGGTAGCGTATTTAATGTCGTTTGGAATCGCGGAGCAAGCAAGCTCAACACGATCCACGTGATAATTGTTGCGAGGCCAACTCAGCGCTTGGCTCTGATCGCAACGATCACCATAAAAATTCAACGTGTCGATCCAGCGGGTAGCTGAGATCAATGCACGATTTTTGTTGTCGTCAGTCTTGTTGTCCCACTGCGTGCTGCTTGGGACAGTTTCAAAATACGCATTGGCTTCTGCCAACGTCACGTAGCTGTTGGC